GCGGCGACGGCGCCGGGATTACGCGCGCCGGATTTCGCGGCGGATGCCTCGACGGCCTTGAAGCCTTCGTACGCCATGGCGGAGGATTGTGCGCGACCGGTAGTGGTGCTGTCAACACCGGCTACTAGGTGCCGGGCCCCGGCTTTGAGTTCTCCCCGCGATCGTGGTGACTCTCGGTCACCGTGGTCCGGCCGTCGGATTTTTGCTCCATCGCCGGAGGCGCCTGACCGCTAGCCTTGCGTCCTGCTGGACTGGCCGTCATCCCTATCCCCAGCATCCCCTGACATTGCAGCCGCTCGACAATCGTCACCGGCTCGCGGATCTCGAGAATCTGGCCGCTGGCCGGGTCGATGGTGTACTGCTGCGACAGCTGCGCCGCGAGCGCCGGGTCCTGCTGCGCCTGCAGCATCACCTGCTGGACGATCTGCGGGTCGAGCGGCTTGAGCGGCGGGAGCGGAATCTTCGGCGGCGCCCCGGCGTTCGGGATCTCCAGCGCCTCCCAGAGCGACCACACATCCATCATGCCCATGCGGGAGAGCTGGAGCTTCATCAGCTTCCCTTCCATGGCGTTGAGCGAGAGGATGGAATTGGGCGCGAGCACGAAGACGATCTTCTTGTGGACGCCCTGCGCGCGCTGGTCCCGCGTGAGCTGGGCGTCGATGAGCGGCGAGTACCCGGGCGTGCCGGGCGTGAGCGCCGGGACGAGCACCTCGGGGTCGAAGTCGAAGTCCTGGAGGAGCGTGCCGGCGTCGCCGAGGATGGTCACGCGGCGGGCCGACGACTCGTACTGGAAGCGCAGGACTTTGGACTGCTCACCCACGTCGCGGAGAAACGCTTCGACTTGGCGGCCTTCTTGACGCAGCTCGGGGGTGAGGGCCTGGAGCGCCTTGTCGATCGTGTCGGCGGCGGGCAGCTGCCGGAGCGCGAGAATCTCCTGGAGGTTCGGCGTGCCCGAGAGCGAGTCGAATCGCTGGAGGAGGAACTGGATGATTTCCAGCGAGAGCTGCATCACCTGCGGCGGCGGCCCCTCGAGCGGCTTGAACCCTTCCTTGCTGCCGGTCGGGTTGAGCTTCACCTTGCTGCCGGGCCGGCGCGCGTCGTACAGGCGCATGAAGGATTCGGAGACCGCGCCCCGGTCGTAGACGACGGCTGGGTCCATCCACTTGCGAATGCCGAGCAAGACGTCCTGAATCGACTGGTTGATCCCGTCCTGCATGGGAATCAGGTCGTTGAGGAGCCCCTGCCCGAGGAAATGCCAGGGGAGGTCCCACATCTTGAGGCGACTGACCGGGTACTGGCCGTGCCAGTACGGGGAGGGGCCGTCGTAGAGGAGCTGCTCCGGGGTCGAGACGACCATGCGCTTGTACGGGTAGAGGTACCCGCCGGGCGGCACGATGTACGACCAGGACGCGCCGGGCGTGCCCATGGGAATCGCTTTGTTGGTGAGGTTCTGCGAGCGGTCGTTGAGATAGGTCCGGTAGAGGAGGATCTCGCCACTGCGCACGCGCGAGGCCATGGCCGGCGCGTTCAGGCCCGAAAGCGTGTCATTGGCCGGCGAGAGGAAGCGGCCGGAGATTTGGCGGAACCGGCCCATGAGGGTACTGAGCATCGAGTCGGTCGTCGGCCGGAAGGCCGAGGCGTACTGCGGGTAGAGCGACCGCAGGACGTTCACCGTATGCGATTCGCGCAGGATGAGCCCTTCCCAGTTCTGGACCGAGCGGCCGTGGGGCGCCGGGCGAATCGGGAGGGTGTCGCGGAAGTCGCGCGCTTGGATCGCGATGTCGCCACCGAGGGTCGTGTACGGGTTCCACTCGGTGACGAGATCCCCGGTGCCGGCCGCTTCGGCGTACTTGATGACGTAGCCCAGCTCGATGTCGGCCATGGCGGTGACCCACCAAGCGACGGTCAGCTTGTTGAGGTAGTCGGCCTGGAGCGTGAAGGCCGGGTCCATCGACTTGTAGGAGAAGAGCGGCTTCAGGTCGGTGAGGGCCGACACGTGCGCGTTCACGACGCGGCGCGATTCGTTGAGCGTGGTGCGGGGGAGATACGCCGGCGGCTCGGCGGCGTTCTCGGCGTTCACGCGCTGGTCGCCCGAGACGTACCGCATCCCGATTTCGGCGCGGTCGTAGAAGGGGTCCGAGCGGTTGATCCGGTCGCCCTCCATGACGGCTTCCTTGATCCAGCCGAGGACGCGCGGGTCGCCGGTGCCACTGACACTGTCGTGCGTGAGGGAGGGAAGGCCCATGCCTTCGAGGCCCGAGGACGAGTAATCCGCCATGAGCGGAGACTATAGCGCGTCGAGGGGCGAGGGTGTCGACTCGGTGACGCCCGGGCCGAGTTCGCCGGTCGGCTCGCCGCCCACCGCACGGACTTTGAGCTTGGCGGATTTGGTCGGCGCTTCGGACGGGTCGGCCATGAGGGAGTGCACGTCGCGGTTGGACCGATCCTGGGAATAGTCGCGCCACGCCATTGGACGGCCCTCGCCGTTCCGGTACCGCTGCTCGGATTCGCGCTCGACCTTGCGGAGCTTGGCGAGCGAGTCGATATGCTCGGTGCGGTAGCCGCCACGGCCGTCTTCGACCGTCGTGTCGAACTCCTGCATGGGCTCAAGGGCGTCGACCGCGACCCGCGGCGGCACGATGTCCATGGGACCCTCGCACCGAGGACAGCGCGGACGGGCGAAGTCCTGCGTGACGACGTAGCCATCCTGCACGCGCGGCTCGGCGAGGCGGTACAGCGGCGACATGTGGTCCCGCCGGTAGCCGAGACACGTCTCGTCGGCGCAGAGGTAGTCGTGGGTGGGCACGAGGTTACGCTCGCGCGGCCTTCGGGGCCTTGGCGGCGGGCTTGAGCGCCGGCGGCGGGACGCCAATCGCGCGGTCGAGCGCGGCGTCCTCGTCGGCCTGCGCGGCTTCGCGTACGAGTACCGGCAGGTCGCCCGTCGCCTTCCAGAAGAATTGGTCGTTGAAGGTGCGCAGGATCTCGCGGATGAGGCGCTCGACGGGCAGCCCTTGGCGGGCGGCGCGCGTCTCGAGTTCCACCAGCTGGGACGGCGTGAAGTCGAGGTCGACCCGGTGGAAGCGGATCCCGGCCAGCTGCGACACGCGGATGACGAGGTCGGCCACGCTGGTAAACGTCACCGCGCCGAGCTTTTTGGCGAGCTGTTCAAGCGTCGCCTGATCGAGCGTGAGATGGGGGCGGCCGAGCGTCGGCAGCGCGTGGACGAGCTGGTCGGCGATGACGGATTCGACCGGGAGGGCGTGGGCGTCGGCGTACTGGGAGTAGAGATCGACCAGGTCGTCAGGGAGGGAGACGCGCATCACACACCTCGCGGGCTAGATAGTGAAGAACCCGTCATGGGCACTCACGTCCGTCGCGCGCAGATCATACAACGCCTCTTCGTCGGCCGCCTCGGTGGCGTCCGGGCCGGTCGGCAGCGAGGTCGCTTCCTCGGCCGTACAGGCCGTGTTGCGAAAGTCGGGCGTGCCGGCCTGGGTGGCTTCAGCCACCCGAGCGAGCACGCTCTTCTGCTCGCTCCGGCGGCGACGTCGGTCCTCGAGCGGTTCCTGCTCGCCCGCGCGAAGCCGCCAGGTGCAGTAGTAGGCGATCGCCGCCGCCATGATGCGGTCGTCATGGGCGCCCTTGGCGGCCTCGGCTTCCCAGAGCGCCCCCTGGGTCTGGAAGTCTTTGAGTTCCTCGTGCAGGTGCGGCGAATGCGTGATGAGGTCCGGGAGGCCGGTCACCGCGTCGCGGGTGGTGAGGGCCGTGCGGAACTTGTCGAGGAGAATCGGCCGCGTGCGGGTGGTCGTCATCCAGCCGATTTTGGTCGAGAACCGCGCCGACGGGTCGGCCGAGTCGTAGTACTCCCACCGGTAGAAGTGGGTGTACCCGAGGTGGAGCTGCAGCGTGTCCTGGGTGGACAGGCCGTGGTTATTGCACTCGATGGCGACGAGCGCCTCGTAGCCGGACTCGTCGCGGTACCAGTCGCCGAGCGCCAGGAGAATCGACGCGAATTCCGCCGGCGCGATGGTGTCACTGGCGAACTCGGCGACCTGCTCGTCGGGCTCGTCGATCGATCCCTGGCGGACGACTTGGGCGACTGAGCGATCGAGCCCGAGGCCGTCGCCGATGTCGGCGCCGATGACGTAGCGATAGGTGCCGCGGCGTCGCGGGGGCTCGTAGCAGAGGAGGAGATCCAGACCGAGCGAGGTCGCCTCGGCGGTCTCGCGGAGTTCCTGCGCCGACGGGACGCGGAAGCCCATGCCGGCTGGGAGGATCAGGGGCTCGCTCATGGCCGCGTGTCCGGGCGGGGCGCGCCTGAGCGCCCCTCCTCAGAGCGTTCCCACGCTCTGAGGGTCGCGATGTCTTTGGCCGGCTCAATCTTGAGGATGCGCGGCGCGGTCTCCTGCCGGCGGACGGCCTCGAGGGTCGCGGCGGTGAAGACCGAGCGGCCCGAGTACTGGAACATCTCGGCGGGTGTGGCCGGGTACTCCTCGTAAAACTTGTACAGGTCGCCCTTCTCGGTGTACATGTCGCGCGTCTGCTCGTACCAGGCCAGCTGCTCACGGGTGAGGCGGATGGTCTTGCCGAAGAGCCACTCGGGCGATTCGCGCTCGACGGCCACCGCATGAGCGAGCGTGCCCGCGTCGGGCTGCCAGGTGAGGGAGGTCGGCACGGCCCAGTACTTCTCCGGCTCGACGTACCACGGGATGAAGATGTTGCGGAACCGGGTTTTGCCGCGCGCGGTGGCCGTCCAGTGCGTGTGCCACCAGTCGTGCCGGCCCTTGGCGGTCGACTCGAAGCCGGCGAAGGACCGCGGGCGACGAGGAATCGCCGGGATTAACCCATCGTCGATCTGGTCGGGCTTCTCCCAGGTCGAGAGTTCCGAGAGGTGCACCCGGCCGAAGGTTTTGCCGCGGCCGATGTTGCCCTTGGCTTTGGCGTCGTCGGCCAGGCCGCCACGGGAGGACTTGCCCCAGGCGGTGCGGACTTCCGTGCGGTTGGTCAAGGTCGACCAGAAGCGGCCCGTGTCGTAGGCCCCGAGGGTCGGGAGCAGCCACCACGGGAGTTCCTTGACGATGCCCTCGAAGAGGGAGAACAGGTACTTGGACTGGTCCTCGACGTCGGCGGCGACCAGGCCCCGCAGGGCCGTTTGCGTCGTCGCGCCGTGCGCCATGATGACTTCCAGTTCGGTCGAGAGGCCCAGCTGACGGGCTTTGCCGACGTTCACGAGGACGCCGTTCTGGCTGCCCGCGCGGAACTGGTCGATCTCCATGGCGGCGACGTGGTCGAGGAAGAGCTGCTGCGACGCCCAGCGCGGATGGATGGGCGCGGCGTCCTGGGTCTCTTTGGTGATGACGGCCCAGGCGTCACTCCAGTAGCGGTAGTCGAGCTTGGCGAGGAGCAGCTCGTGCGTGATGAAGTCGCTCTCGGCTGAGGTGAGGGCGCGCGAGGCGGGCTCGCCCTTTTTCTTCGGCGCGGCTGAGGCGAGCTGGTCGCGCATCGTCCAGCGTTCGTCGAGGGAGCGGCGGACGAGGCGGCCGCCCGGGAGCGTCGCGGCCAGTTGCCGCGACACCGCGTGCTCGGCACGCGCGATGACCTCGGGGTGGAACACGCGGTCGAGCTTACACCTTGGGGTGGGCGGCCAGCCACGCCTCGTCGGTGGCGATCGAGGACGCGCAGGCCGAGAGGTACGC